TTGATTACACCGAAGGCTGCATTTGCTGCTGCGAGTTCTGCTAACATTATCTTTTCCTTCTAGGCTTACAGTATGCTGTTATCTGTAGATTAGCTCCTTCCATCTGTGGTACTGATGGTTGCTTGTGTAATCTCTCTGCAAAGTACAAGCATCTATCTATGTCTTCAAAGGTTTGTGTTTGGTCTACTACTCTTAATCCCATCATAAACACTAACACAAACTCAATCATTACCTCTCTCTGCTACTTTATCTTCGTGACAGTCACAGTTACATTCTTCGTCATCACATTCGTAACATTCACAAGTATCACACTTATCCACGATATCCTCCACCTTTGGCTTTGTATGCTTTGGCAACCATCTGTGCTTTTCTGGCTGACCATTGACCGGGAGCACCTCCCTTACCACCTGCTTTGATACGGTTGAATATGTTCTTACGTAGTGTAGGTTTGGTGTAATTCCCAGCTGCATTAACTGTGCTTCCACCCTTACTTAGTTTTTTTACTGTTGTTGCTTTTCTTTTTACTGCCACTGTTATCCTCATACAAGTTATTAAACGTAGTAAATGGGTCTAGATAAGATTCATGTGACTCTGCTGAGTGTGTCCACTGTGATGGTGCAAAGTCTGGAGCACCTTCTCCTGTAACCCACAGAGCAGGACTTGTAGCTCTTACTCTGTTATTTGGAAGTGCAACTATATTGCCTGTCCATTTTCCTGCATCTAACAAATACATCACGTGTGACTGTTTATGCTGTGCAGGGTCATCTGCTATGTCACTGTCTGTGTAGTCAACAGTAAACATATACTTAGCTGTGTAGAACTCATTGCCTATCTTACATAACCACGGACTAGAACTTACTCTGTCCATCACTATGACACTATGGTTTCTTGATTCACAATCCCAAGGTTGACATAAGTGGTCTTCCATTGGCTCTGCCCATTCGTCTACAGGTATGTCAGCTACGAGTGCCTGTATTGGCATCCTTGCCCACATTGCACCACCGTGTACATTGTCATCTTCTGTACAACCTGTGAAGACTACCTGAAAACTTAGTGACCTATCAGGTATGGTATTAACTGCGAAAGCTAGTGCGTGTAGGTATTCACCGTGATAATTCATATGATTACAAGTGAACTCCTTACGTACCCAACATTTAAAATGTGGTACGTTACTTATAAGATATGACATTATTTACGTTTAGCTGCTCCACCTTTAGCCATGTACTTAGTTTTCTTGGTAGCACCACCTGCCTTCATTTTCATCTTCTTAGTCGGTGTACCATAACCACCCTTTGCCATATACTTTGTCTTCTTCTTCATTGCCATTACGCTAGTCCTCTTTTCTTTAGTCTGTCTAATTGTAACTTCGTAGGCTTTATATTTGTACCTTTATAGTTACCCTTTGAATCCAACTTAGATTCAGGCTTCTTTGCAATCTTTTTCTCTACTTTCTTTTTAACTTCTTGTTTAGGTTTATTTTGTAGAGCTTTTGTTTTAGTCACCTTTACACTTTTAAGGTTAGATTTTTTTATTTCTTTAATGTCTTTTTTCTTATATGTCTTCTTAGGTGGCTTGGCATCTGTTTTTATGTTAGTATCTTTTTTCATAACGCTAAATGCATCTTTAGCCTGAGATTTACGTAATGCTGCTTTGCCACCGTCTTTAGGCATTAGTCTAGACCTATCTATATCTCTTACTAAATCTGATTTAGCCTTACTTCCATCATCTTTTTTAGCTGTAGATGCCATAGCCTTTTTCATACCTCTGCCCATCTGACCCTTTTTATTTGTGCCACTGACAGCAGAACGTACTGTTGCTAACATTTTATCTGGACTAGATACGAGTCTTGAACCTGCAGCATTTTTTAAGTTTGCTAACACTAATCCTGTGGCTGCATCCTTTGCTAACTCACCATCTTTTTTAATTCTATAATACTTACTACCTATTTTTCTGTACTTAGTTTTTTTACCAAAAACTTTTACTGTATATTCTTTAGCCATTATACTCTCCTAGTAAGTTTCTTAGCAGTACGTGTTCTCTTGAAAGAACGATTAGCAGTCTTAGATGCAACAGCTAAGTTACCTACCCTGTTGTCTCTTGGGTTGCCATTCTTATGGTGGACATCTTTACCTGCTACCTTCGCAGTTCCACCTGCTTTCATAACTATCTTACGTGCTTTGTTTCTACCTGCTCTGTTCACCTTCTGTGCAGGTTTAGAGTGGTAGTTAGCATATTCTTTTTTGTAATTTCTATTAGGCATTTTTCTTTATGTTCATGTAGGCTTCAGGACTAGCTTTCTTGAGAGCAAGTAAACCTGCATTATCTGTGACTGAACCACCACCTGAATACATATGTCTCTTACCACCTACACTGCCACCATATGCCATTTCAGCTTTTTTCATTTTACCTTTAGGTTTCTTGCCTAACATAGATATGATTATGGCTATGCCACCTTTGTCTTTTTTATTTGCCATTTCTCTTGACCTTTCTCTTGTCAGTCGTGTTGAGCACGTAGCCACCCTTACGATAATCGTTAGCACCTATTCTGTTCTTTGAGATTGAACCACCACTAGCTTTGCCTAGTGCTCTAGTAGCCTTTGATTCGTAGATAGTGATTTGGTCTTCTGAGTCCATTAGCTTACTAAGCTCAGAGCCTTCAATCTCTCCACCACCACCTGCTATCTGATTACTCGCATCTTTGTTCACTGCTCTGAATATAGCCATGCCTTTGACTTCACCATGTTGGTCAATAAGTTTATCTTTTATTTTTTGTATCTCATTCATTACTTCTTCCCCTTCTTGAGCATACCACCCCTAGAATTAAACTTTACATTTGAGTCCTTACCTGCCCTGTCCTTCATCATAAGCTGTTTCTTTTTATTTTTAACTGAATCAGGTTTAGGTGGTGGAGCTTTAGGTGGTGTAGAGGATTTCTTCTTTGGTGTCGGAATAGGTTTAGCATCACTCTTAGACGGACCTTTAACACTTCTAGGTGTTTTAGCTTTATCATCAACAATAAAAGGAGACAATCCTAGTGCAGTTAATCCTGCACCCTTCAAAAGGTTCTTTGCAGCAACTACATTTTTAGACTGCATTACTGACTTTTGTCCAGCACTTGCTAATTTAGTAGCTATCTGGTCTTTACTCAAACCTGTATCATTTATACCAAAATGCTCTTTAAACATCTTTTTTAATTTAGCGATAGGTAATTTTTTAGCTTTCATAGCTATCTGTGCTGCTGTAAGTCCTAGCTTCATCATCTTAATATTCTCCTGTTACCACTTCACTTTATGTGACCAGTATTTAGCTGATAACTTTGAAGTTGGTTTGCCTTGAGCATTATGTCTTGCATAGTAACTCTTCTTACGTGCCTTATCCTTCGCTGTGGTAGGATTCTTACCAGCACCTGATACACCTTGTTGTCCAAAGCGAATGAATTTGTATGTGTCACCTTCTTTTGCCATCACGCAATGTGACTTAGTCTTATGATTAGGTGTCCTCTTAGGCTTGTTTACACCCTTGAGACCTTCCTCTTTCATTTTTGATTTGACTCTCTCTGGGATAGCCATAGTTATATTCTCACTTTATCTGATTCTTTATCTTCAAAGCACTTATACTTCAATGCTTGGAAGGTAGGCATGTAGTCTGGGAGGTCAGCAGCCATTTCATAGGTACGTACTATACATTCCTGTTTAGTTTTATATGGACCTTCCAAATCTTTTAGTGTGTGACATATATTGGAGTTACCAATCATGCACACAAGTACGTATGCTTCAAACATTAGTCTAACATTCCTTCTGCCTTCATAGCTGTTTCCACATGTTTGAGAGTATATCGCACACCTGTGTCAGCTTCAATGGCAGCACGTACATAAAATACGGAACTATGTGGTATATGTAAGCTCTTAAGTGTGTTATTTAGGATAGCACTGTAAAATGCTTCTAACATATTCTCTGGTGTATATAGTTTTACTGATTTTTTACGCATTGTCAAGGGTATTTTTATATATGTACGGATATTTATTCTAATAATATCACTTAAGTGTTCATTTAAGTGTATTTAACAAGTATATATCTTTTTATTTAAGTGTTTTATTATAGTGTTACACTTAAGTGGTTAAGTTATAGCTAATTATAACAGGTTTTATACATCTTGTCAATAGCAATTAATTTATTCATGTACGATTGTCAATTTAGTGTGATATTTATGTCACACATTAGGTGCTAGGCAGTGTGTATATTGACAGTTATACTTGTGGTTAACACTTAAAAATACCTATCTGTGTATTTCTCTGAGTACGTATACGTATACCCCCCATATGTCGCATGCCTAGTGTCATTTTCTATCATCAATAGCTAAGTATTTGAAATAAAATAACATTTAATAGCTATATATAGTATAAACATTTTAATTATTATCTATATAAGGTATATAATATGAATAGTTTAAACTGTTTTATTAACAGTTATCTTTAATATATTTAATTG